CCCGACAAGCTTCGTGGCGCACGCCGTGATGTGCTATTCATTAACGAGTGCAACAATGTGGAATGGGAATCGTACTATCAAATGGCCATCCGAACCCGCCGTTTCATTTACTTGGATTACAACCCCGTGACCGAATTTTGGGTGGATACGGAATTGGTCAACGACCCCGATGCCGAAATGATTGTCCTCACATACAAGGACAACGAGGCGTTGGATCAATCCATCGTGGCCGAGATTGAAAAGGCCCGTGACAAGGCCATCACATCATCGTATTGGGCCAATTGGTGGCGTGTGTACGGCATGGGTGAAATAGGCAATTTGGAGGGCGTGATATTCTCCAACTGGAAAACTATCGACACCATACCACCCGAAGCCCGATTGTTAGGATTGGGCGTTGACTTTGGTTTCACGAACGATCCAACGGCCATCGTGGAGGTGTATCAATACAACAACCAACGCATTTTGCACCAAACCACATATCAAACGGGATTGATAAATTCCGACATCGCCAAGAAACTCCCCAACCATGTGCGGGTGTATGCCGATTCCGCCGAACCCAAATCGATTGAGGAAATTAGACGCTACGGGAAACAAATCAAGGGTGTGACCAAGGGCAAAGATTCCATCAATTATGGAATCCAAGTGATGCAGGGCCAGGAGTATTTGGTGACCTCATCATCCGTGGAACTCATCAAAGAATTGCGGGGATATTGTTGGGACACCGACAAGGGCGGCAACCGTATGAACATCCCCACGGGAACACACCACGCCATCGATGCGGTTCGATATTTTGAAATGGAATCATTGAACAACAACTATGGGAAATACGACATCCGATGATATCTTTGTGGGGTCGTTAAACACTTTCTTCCCGCGCTTAAAAAGTACGGCCCGCCTGACACGCGGGCTTTTTTTTTACATTCCACCAATTAATCGTTTTACAAATAATGAAAGTCACAATTCCAACGGACTTAAATGAAATCCCCTTGGCCGTTTTCGAGCAATACACATCATTGCCCGAAATGGATGAGGAAAAACGCGCATTCGAATCGATTGCCATCTTCTGCGATGCCAAGGTTTCCGAGATACGCAAATGGCCATTGGATGCCGTCAACCAAATATTGGAGAAACTGGCAACCACCATCAACCAAACCCCCAAATTCCAAGACCGATTCACATTAAACGGAACCAAATACGGGTTCATTCCCAACTTGGATGAACTAACCACGGGCGAATTTATCGACCTTGAAACCTATGTCAAAGAAAACGCCATGTGGAAAATCATGTCGGTGCTATTCCGTCCCGTTATCATCGAGGGTCAGAACAACCGATATGAGATTGGCGAATACAAAGGCACATTGGTCGAGGATTTTAAGATGATGCCAACGGGCGTTGCCTATGGTGCCATGGTTTTTTTTTGGAGTTTAGGCGCAAGCTTACTGAACTCTATGGTGAAATCTTTGGCGGAAACGGAGGCGATTCAAACGCACACGCAATCAATCAAAAATGGGGCTGGTTTGGATTTATCCATTGGCTCTCTGACGGAGATATCACAAGAATGGACACGGTTGTCGGAATGCCCATACATAAAACTTTGCTATGGGGTTCGTACAAGACCGACCTCGCTGAATACGAAAAGAAAATCATCAATAAAAAATGACAAATAACCACATTGGAACGGCCTTTGAAATCATCAAGGACATTGCCACGCAATTGGGGTGGAACTATTCCCACGGGCAATTGACCGACATGGGCTTGAAAGCCATTACCGTTTACCCACTTTGCCACGCCACGATTCAATCCGTATCGGTCACCGACCAAACGGCAACCATTGGCATGAATGTGGCCATCGCCGATGTGGTGAATTACCTGAAAACCGAAAACGAGGATCAAACCTTGCGCACCACATACGCCGAAATTGGCTACACGGAGAATCAAAACTATGCCCACATCTTGCAAAACTTGTATGTGGGATTCACCCGTGAATTGTGGGCCTACGAACAAACCTATTTCAACCAAATCCAATTTGCACGCCCCATATCTTTCACCCCGTTTATTGAGGATGACAACGATGTGTTGGCGGGCTATACGATTTCCCTTTCCATCACTTTGATAAACCCATGGGTCACCGATGGTGATTGTTATTAATGGCCGATTACCCAAACACGGAAAAATTGTTGGTTGATGCGGCGGCATTCTACGCCGAACAAGCCAAGTTGGAATTGAAAGCCAAGCGACCCCGCACGGCCATTCGTGCCACTTGGAAAAAAATCGGCAACACTTGGGAACCCGAATTCGTTCGCAAACAAAAAATCCGTGCGCCATTTGTGGCATCGGGAAACCTTGTCAACTCCATCAAACCCATCGCCGATGGTTTGGAGTTCGGGATATCAATGGCGTGGTATGGCGATGCCATCCGTAAGGGGCGCAAGCCATGGCCAGGAGCGCAATTTAATGGGGACAAGGGCATTCCACCCACCTCGATGAAACAATGGGCGCAAATGAAACGATTGAGGCCCAAAGACCCCAAGACGGGGCAATTCTTGAACAACAACGAAAAGACACAAAAGGCCATGCGCTTTTTGATGAACCGCAAGATTAAACATTTTGGTATTGAACCGTTTGATTTCCAAAAAATCGCATTGGCAACGACCTTGTCGAAATACCGCAGTAAAATAAACGATTCCATCAAACAAGATATTGAAGGCCAAATCGGTCGGATGAAACCATGACATTCAACGAACAACCAACGGGAACCACGGGGGCATTGTCACCCCTTATTTATCAAGCCTATGACGCATTGTACGCATCGGCTGGGTTTTACTACAATTTTGAAATATTCGTATGGTCGGGATCAACCACCATACCCGCAACACCCGTGGCAACAATTGAACGCAAGCCCGACCAATTCGGTGCTGGGCGTGGTTGGATTGATGCCCACAAGATTGTGGCCCAATACATCGATATTGATTTCCTTGTCAACGGCACATACCAACCCAACATCGGGGATGGGGCGTATTATTGTGCGGTTAAGGTTCAGGGCATTTACGATGCGGGATCAACGACCAAAATCACATCCAACACGCAACTAATCACGGCGGGGTGGAATTACACCATCGATGGATTGAATGCCGACTATTCGGCCAAGTATGTGTACACGGACAAAACATCCGTCACCATCACCTTGCAAACCTCATCGTATTATTTGTGGTATGATGCCACGCAAATCACATCCATTTCAATCGGTGGATATTCCATCACCCCGAACACCGTTTCAACGAGTGCCGAAAAAATCCAAGGCGTTGACCTCATTCAATTAATCACGGCGGCGGGTGCAAGTGGCGAGGATTTCAATTTGGTGTTCACCTATGCCACGGGATCGGTGACCATCCCCGTGTCGTACGATTGCCAAAACAAATACGGCGAGGTTGACACGCATTTCTTGAACAAATACGGCGTGTACGATTCCATGGTGTTCAACGCCCTATCCCGTGAGGTGGTAAACATCACCAAGGAACAATATCAAAAACCAATTTACCGCCAAGCGGATTTGAACACGGCGTGGTCGTATGGGGTGCAAATCACAACACCATACCACACGAACGGGGTGACGCAATTGACCATCAACACCGACTATTTGCCCCAAGCTTATAACGAGGTGATTGAACAATTCATGCTATCCAACAACATCATCGTGGTGGATGGTTCGGATTTGTATTCCGCACGGATCACCGATTCGGCGTTCAACAAAAAGACCATCGTTAACGACAAGTTGATACAATACACATTCACATTGGAGTACAACCAACCCGTCATCAATAAAATCGTACGATGAGATTTTCGCTTGTTATTAGTGGCACGCCGATGGATTTGTTCGATGATGAATCCGTCACCCTTACAAGACAAGTCAAGGACTTCCAGGATATCCCAACGGCCAAAACGGATTTCACGCAACAATTCAATGTGCCATCCACGGAAACCAATGACCCGATTTTCGCCAATTATTTCGAGGAAAATATCGCATTCGGGAACTGGAATCCATACCTAAAATTGGATGCCACAATTTTCGTTCACGGTTTGCCCGTGTTTTATGGGTGCGTGGAATTGACGGGTGTAACCTACAAAAACGGATTGCCCCACCAATACAATGTGGTGTTCTATGGCCAAGCCAAAAATGTGTTCACGGAATTTGGCGAGGATACATTGATTGATGTGGATTGGTCGGCCTTTGACCACGATATCACTTACGCCAACATCACCGATTCATGGAACCAAACATTGTTATCGGGTGACATCTTGTGGCCCGTGGTGGATTGGGGTTCCAATTTTGTGTATTCCAAAACCTACAAAGGGCCAAACACGATTGCGTCATCCACTTATGGTGGCGTGGCTATGTCCCAATTGCGCCCGATGATTAAGTTGAAAACCATGATTGAAACATGTTTTTCCAATTATGGGTACACCTTATCGGGGTCATTGTTGTCATCGGATGCATTCACGGATTTGTATTGTGCGCCCATGTCGTACGCGGGGCCATACCAAGACACAATCCCATACGCCAATTGCGATATCACTATGCCATCAACGGCATTCGGAACGCCGTCAACCTACACGATGCAATACACCAAATTGCCATTGTCCGTTGAGGTTAGTGATCCCGACAATGTGTTTGACAATGCCACATACGAATACACGGCCCCCAAAACGGGGTGGTATCGTTATGACTTTAATGCCAATATTTCCGCGTTAAACACAAACCCCGTATTTGGTAACCGCTTCCAGTTTGCGTTGATGGTTAACAATAACGCCACATCGTTCACGGGTACACAATCAACGGTTGGCAATTTCTATCAATCGTACTATGTGCCATTAACGGCTGGGGACAAAGTGTCCGTGGGTTATTATTCGCCATTTGGTGGAACCTTGGATGCACAATTTGAATGTGTGGAAGCCCCATTCGGTGCCGACACCATGCAATTGGAGTGGATTATGCCACCCACAAAGGTCACGGATTTCATCGGTGGGGTGTTGAAAGCTTACAATGCCGTATTGGTACCCGTATCGGAAACCGAATACGCCATGCACAATATCGATGATTGGTATTCCGCTGGCGATACAAACGATTGGACAAAGTGGATTGATGTCACCGATATCACCCACGAGAAAATGCGAATACCCGCCAAGGTATCGTTGACCCATGCCGAGGGCCTTGATTTGGCCAACCAAAAAATCATATCGTTGTACGGCCGCCGTTTCGGTGCCGTGGAATATGCACCCCGTGTTGACTTTGTGGATGAACCGTTGGAGGTTGAAACGATATTTACGATTCCCGTGCCATCGTTGATGCGTGAAACCAATGATGTGGGAAGCACAATCGGCATCACGGACATTCAAATGGTGGCGATGTTGGACAAGGACGCACAATCGGTGCAACACCCATTGATGTTGGCATACTATACGGGCAACAAAGCGGTGACCTACCCATGGTATTTTGAAACAATCCAACAAACGACATTTCCGACCCTTTCAACCTATTCGGCATACCCAACCACCACATCATCGTATTCTTTGACATACGGCCTTGAAACGACCATTTCGGGTGATATGGCAACCAACACCATGTACATGGTCTTTTGGCAACGCTATTTGTCGCGCTTGTATTCATCCCGTTCGCGTGTTGTCTACATGACGGCCATCATTCCCGTGGGTGAATGGTTGAATTTGTCCCTAAACGACACCATCGCCGTGTCGGGAAATTATTACAAAATCAACAAAATCACATACGATATGTTGAACGAACGCGCCGACCTGGAATTGATTACATACCCCGATGTGGATGTGTTGTCAATCACGGCCGATGGCAACAAACCCGATTGGACACCCGCCCAACAAAACCCCGTGGATGGTATCACCTTTGCGGGTGATGGCATTGTGGGCCGTGATGTGACGCATGGCATACCGAACGGGGCGGATTATTACACCGATGTGTTGGGGCAAACCACATACAACGACCAAACCTTGGCACGATTGAAAGCGGCGGTTGACCAATTGTTGAATCGATCCCGCAAAACGGTGATGACCGCATCAAATACGACCGAGGAAACATTGAGCATTACGGGCGAAACTCCCGTTGTGGTCAATTTAACGGATTACGAAACCATGGGCGATGCCGAACGATTGGTGTTTGACGCAACCAACAATTGGATATACGACCAATACGGCGGACAATTCCGATTGACGGCCCAAGTGTCATTTGATACATCGGGCAACCGCCATTTGGCCTTTGTCATTGCCGTCAATGGTGTTTACACAAATGCCGAGGCCCACGAATACCATTCATCGGGGTCATTGAACATGACCACCATCGCCAACCTAAACGCCGAGGATAAGGTGCAAATTTTGGCATACGATGAGGAAGGTGGAAGCGAAATCATCGATATGCATTTGGCCCTATTAACTCTTGAATTATTATGATAACCCAAATCATCAAATTAGCACAATCCCAAAAATGGATTGGCGTATCGCCAGAGGTGGAAATCGCCAAGGGCAAAAATCAATATGTGTTCACCTACTCCCAATTGTGGGCTAAAATCAAAAGGCAATGGCTGAAACGATAGAATTCAAAATCCACGCAAAGGTGGACGCGGTTGAAAAGGATTTGAAATCCGTCCGCGAAAGTGTCAACAACACGGAGAAATCCGTGAATGATTTGTCCCAATCATTTGAAAAGGGTGGCAAATCCGTCAAGGGCATAGGCAAGGCCATGTCGGGATTGGGCAATGTATTGAAAACGGGCTTGGGTGTAGGTGTCGTGGTCAAGTTGTTTGATGCGTTGACCGAGGCATTCCAAAACAACCAAGAGGTGGCAAACCTATTGGCCAAAGCTGGCGTGATATTGCAGGGCATGATTAACGGGTTGATTAAGGTTGCAACCCCCGCCATTGAAACATTGTCACGCGTATTCACCGAACCCAAACAAGCTTGGGAGGATTTCAAACAAACTTTGCAAGATGGTGCCGATTGGCTCAAAGACCAATTCGTGGATCGTGTCGTTGATTCGTTCAAGGAATTTGGACTTGGCTTTGAATCCATCATTAATACCGTTCGTGAAAAATGGAACGCATTGACGGGCGATGATGGTGAGTTGGCCGAATTGAACAAACGCCAAAAGGAAATTGAAAAGGAACAAGAGGAAATCAACAAACGCCAGGAGGAACGCAATGACCGATTCATGGCAACCGTCAACAAAGTCAAAGACGGAATCGTTAATGCGTATAACACGATTGCGGATTCCACGAAAAAGGCATTTGATAACGCCGATGCATTAGCCAACGCCGAATACAATTTGAACCGCTTGGCGGCATTGTTTACGGGGATTGTTGAGAAATACGATTTGTTGGCCGAGCAACAACGCCAAATCCGTGATGATGAGGCCAAGACCATCGATGAACGCATCAAGGCCAACGAGGAATTGGCCAAGATATTGGATGAAGGTGAACAAAAGGAAAAGGAAAATATCCAAGCCCGTATCGGCATATTGCAACAACAACAATCGTTGTTAGGATTTACCAAAGACCGCCAATTGGAGATATTGGCATTGACGCAAGAATTGACGGGCGTGGAGGCCAAGTATGCGGGATTGCGTTCCGAGCAATTGACCAACATCAACGGATTGGAACGGGAACGCATCGACCTTGCCCGTGCATTACAAGAGGGTACAATCGAGGCCAACAAGATATTGAGCGAATCCAACGCCGAATTGGCGGCCGAGGGCAAAGCACAATTTGAAGCCCGCAAACAAAATTTGTTGGATGAGTTCATGGCACGCCGCAAGCTTTTGGATGACCAAATCGCCATGCAAAAGGAAGGCACCCAAGCGTATGTGGATTCCGTCAATGAGCGCAAAATACTCGATGCCCAATATGCGGCCGATGCCCGTGCCTTGGCCAAAGAAACGGCCGATTATGAGGTCGAGCAAGCCAAGAAAACGGCGGAGGCAAAAATGGCCACATTGGAAGCGGTGTCATCATCATTGGGCAGTATCGCCCAATTGGTTGGTGAGAATAGCGCATTTGGCAAAGCCGTTGCCGTATCCCAAGCCATCATCGATACCTATGCGGGTGCATCAAAGGCATTGGCACAAGGTGGTATCATTGGCCCCGTTGCGGCGGCGGGTGTCATCGCGGCGGGTCTTGCGAATGTTCGGGCCATCATGCAAACCGATGTTCCCGAACCCCCAGGTGGTGGTGGCGGTGGATATGCGGCCGACATTCCCGCATTGATGCCATCGGTTGGAATCGTTGGGCAACAAGTGAACCCGAATGCACAAATCGCGGGGTCGTTGAATCGCAACTTGGGACAACCCCAACGGGCGTATGTTATCGGGCAAGATGTAACGACACAAACATCGTTGGATCGTGCCATTCGTAAAAATGCAACATTAGGCGGATAATCCGTTTTGGAAGTATGAGAAAGAACGCAATCAAAATTGATATGGCATTGGTAGATGATTTGAAAAGTATCATAGTCGATGCCAAGCAACACATTGGGAAACAAGAAGATGGTATTAAGTGGGCTAAAAAAACAATTGACCAATATAAAGAATTCCAAAAAATACAATCTGATGCGTTAGGCATATTGAAATCTTCATCAAAGTACCACAATCAAATCACATCAGATATTGATAAAATTCGCGCTAAATTTGGGAATAGTGCCGAAGCAATTGGGATTAATCCATCATCCATTAAGGAATATACTGAAGCATTGAAATTGCTTGGTGAAATTCGTGAAAATAATGGTGCCATTCTGGAATGGGAATCAACAATTAACAAATATTAAGTTTGAAAATCGTTGAATTGATATTGAACGAGGAGGAAGCGGCATCGGGTATCGAAGCCATTTCCATCGTTGAATCACCCGCCATTGAATCCAATTTCGTTGCCTTGAATTCACACAAGGTTGAGTTCAAAACCATCGACAACGAAAAGCGCATTTTGATGGGGCCTGCATTGATTCCCAACAAACCCATTTATCGCAATCAAGAATTGAACGGGGCGGTTGAGGAATTCTATGTGTATTTTTCAAAAGCCACAATCGAAAAGGCGGCCCAATTGTATTTGATGCGTGGCCGTCAACACAATGCCACATTGGAACACGATGGCAAATTGGAGGGGTTGACATTGGTTGAATCATGGATTAAAGAGGACATGACCGCCGACAAATCCGCCAAATACGGGATGAATGACCCCATTGGCACATGGTATGTTTCGATGAAAGTCAACAACGATGAGGTGTGGAACGACTATGTGAAAACTGGCAAGGTCAAGGGCTTTTCAATCGAAGGGTTTTTCGCCGACAAATCCACCCCGTTGTCATCGCACAAAACACCCGAACAACGTTTGGCTGAGGTGCGTGACATTTTGAGCAATTACCTAAAAACCGAACAATAAAAACTACAATATGAAAAAGATAGCAATAAAAACCGATTTGGCAAGTCCTAAAATCGTAGAGGATTTTTTTGAAAAGGGAAGGGCCTTTATTCAAGAAAGAAAAGATTCAGCACAAAAAATGATTTCTATCGCTACAAAATACAATAAAGACGCGGCAAAATTAGCACAACAAATGGAAAAGGCGGCTAAAGATTTGGAAAAATCCGTAAAACAAATAGGGATTGATGTTAATGATTTTCCCGAAATTGAAGCAACGTTAAAATATGCGGAAAAGGTAGGAGAATTGCAAAATTCTTACGCCCGTATTGCTATGCTTATCAATAAGGAGTTATCATAATTACCTAAAAACCGAACAATAAAAACTACAATCGTTTGTCAAATATGAGTAACGCAAAAGAAACATTGAACCGCGTAATGACGGCCTTGGGTATGAAACCCGAAGCCACCATCGAGGTTGAAATGGCGCAAAAGAAAACCGCCGATGGCGAGATTGTTCTTGATTCAGAAAACTTCGCAATTGGCGAACCCGTTTTCATCGTAACCGAGGAAGGCAACATCCCCGTACCCCAAGGCCAATATGTTTTGGAAGATGGCGTGACCATCGAAACCGATGAAATGGGTATCATCGTTGAGGTATCAACCGAAGGCGAAGAGGTGACCGAAGAGGTGACCGAGGAAATCGAAGCCGAGGATGTCCCCATGAAGGAAGAGGTAGGTGAAATGGCCGCCGCCCCCAAGAAGGTTGTAAAAAGCAAAACCGAAATGGAGGAAGCGTATTTCAGCAAAATCGAAGCCCGTTTGAGTGCCATCGAATCAACCAACGAAGCTTTGAAAGCCGAAAACATCCAATTGGCCGCCGAAAACGAAGAATTGAAAAAAGCGTTGGCAAGCGAACCCGCCCCACACGCAAAGTTCAATCCCGAATCTAACCCCGAGCGTGTTGCCAATTTCCGTATCGGCGCACAACGCCAGGAAACTATCGCCGACCGAGTATTCAACCAACTTTTTTCTTAATAAAAAAACCAAAAAACACCATGAATAATTACAAATTCTCTGGGCCAACTGTTTCCCCCAACACCTACGCGGGCCAGTTTGCGGGCAAGTACATTGCCGCCGCCCTTTTGTCAGGCGAAACACTCGCCAAAGAATTGATTACCGTTCACCCCAATGTTGCATACAAAGAGGTGATTCGCAACTGGCAGAACAGCGTAACCATCGCCGATGCAACTTGTGATTTCACCGATTCTTCAAGCATCACCTTGGGTGAATATGTTTTGACCACCGTTGAAAAGCAGGTGAATTTGCAGTTGTGCAAAAACCAATTGCGTACCACTTGGGAAGCCGCACAAGCAGGTTTCAGCGCATTCGAGAAATTGCCCGCCGATTTCAACGAATTCTTATTGGCACAAGTTGCCGCCGAGGTTGCACAAGGTATCGAACTTGGAATTTGGAAATCTTCCATGTTCTATGATTCAGCCGTAACCGCTGGTCAAGATGGTATGTTCGGATACTTGGCCGACAATAGCGCCATCGCCGTTACCGCTACGGGTGCAAATAGTGGTTCCAATGTCGTTGCCCGTTTGCAGTCAATGTTGGATGCATCTCCCGCCGCTTTGTATGGCAAAGAAGGTTTCCAATTCTATGTTGGCCCCTTGACAATGAAAGCTTACCAAGCCGCTTTGTCTGCTGGTAACTACAACTTCCAATTCTATGTTGGTGAGAAACCCATGAACTTCCAAGGCGTTCCCGTGACTATGTGTCCAGGTTTGAACGATAGCGATTGTGTATTGGGCTTGAAATCTGACCTCCACTTCGGAACTGGTTTGTTGAGCGACACCAACGAGGTAAAGGTCATCGACATGAGCGATATCGATGGATCACAAAATGTTCGCGTTATCATGCGCTTCACTGGTGGTATCATCGCCTCTAACCCAACACAACAAGTTATTTTGAATGTATCTTAATCGGATACATAACCAATAACCAAACGGGGGCGGGAACCAAACCCCGCCCCCTTTTTTTTACCAAATTAAAATAGAATAAAATGGCTTGTAATACATTAGCAAACAGATACGAACCGTGCAAACAATTTGTCGGTGGTATCCGTGGTGCGTTCTTCGTACCATTTGAATTTTCAACCGTTGTTTCAAAGGATGCCGCTGGATTGGTAACCTCATTGAACGATGGTGCGGGTACCCCCGTAAACCGCACGGGATATTTTTGGGAATTGAAAGGTTTGTCAACCATCGAAACCGCCATCACCGCATCACGCGACAACGGCGTTTCCATGTACGACACCACATTCACATTGTCATTCAAACCAAGTGGCAACACCCCAACCACGGGCGATTCCGATATGGACTTGGCCAAAACTTTGGTTCAGGGCCGTTGGCAGGTGATTGTATGGGATCGCAACGACCAATTTTGGTTGTTGGGTGAGGTAAACGGATGTGATGCCAATGGTGGTACTTTGTCTTGGGGCGTTCAATTGGGCGATGCTCATTTGTACACCTTGACATTCCAATCAATGGAAAAGAACCCGCCCGCCATCGTGGATGCCGAAACCTATGCCGAAATGTCGAGCGTAATCACCATTGCGTCTTAATCATTTGTTTTCATAAGTATGTTGATTGGGGGGGGCTTCGGCCCCCTTTTTCATTTGCGAACAAAAACGGCGGTTTTCGTTTTACAAGTATGGTCATTAATAACACAACCACATCCGTGTCGTTTTACCCGTTCGTTGATTTCGGGTCATTGGCAACGGCAACGGTCGAGGTGTGGCACAAACCAACCAAAACGATGGTGAGCGATACGGGTACAATTACCCGCAACGGAACGCAAATCACCATCACCATGCCCGATATGTCAACATTGCCCGCCGAGAACCTGGATATGGTATTGATTCGCATTTACGATTCAACCATCATGGTGTGGGAATACTTGGCCACATGGTCAACGGGCAACACCAATATCAACAACACATACAAAACTTGGCAAACCACCACGGGTACAACACCCCAATGGGTTACATTATGAGTAATTTGAAATTTATCGAACTTGGGTCGTACACATCACCCGCTATTGTTGAGCAAAAAAACAAAGCTTGGGTTGAGTATGGTGCCGACAACAATTACTATGGGTATTTGATTGACCTTTTTTACGGGTCACCCACTAACAACGCCGCCGTCAAAGGTGTGGCCGACATGATTTTTGGCCAAGGGTTGGAGGTCGTAAAAGCCGACCGCCATTTGAAGGGGTATGTTGAATTCAAACAATTGTTCAATGATGAGTGTTTGAGGAATTGCGCCATGGATTTGAAGATGTTGGGTCAATGTGCCTTTCATTTGGTCAAATCTAAAGACCGCAAAAAGTATGTGCGCGCCTATCATTGGCCAATTCAGACGCTACGCCCCGAAAAATGCAACGATGAGGGCGATATCGAAGGATATTATTATTGTGCCGATTGGACAAATTTGAAGCGTGGGCAACAACCCAAGCGTTTTGATGCGTTCGGATTTGATGACAATGCCAACGAATCCATCTTGGTGGTCAAACCCTATTCAACTGGCAATTTCTATTTTGCCCCCGTTGATTATCAGGGTGGCACTCAATATGCCGAGTTGGAAACCGAAATCGCCAACTACCACATCAACAACATCAAAAATGGATTGGCCCCATCAATGTTGATTAACTTCAACAACGGGCAACCACCCGCCGAGGTCAAGGACATGGTGGAGGCACAAATCGCCGCCAAATTCCAAGGGTCGAGCAATGCGGGCAAATGGATCATTTCATGGAACGATGGCAAGGACACATCCGCCGACATCACTCCCGTGCAATTGAGCGATGCCCACAACCAATATCAATTCCTTTCAACCGAATGTACCACCAAAATCATGTTGGCGCATCGTATCGTGTCCCCTATGCTTTTGGGCATCAAGGACAACACGGGATTGGGGAACAACGCCGAGGAAATCAAAAGCGCATCCATATTGTTTGACAATATCGTGATTCGCCCGTTCCAACGAATGTTGATTGAGGCGGTTTCCAAGGTTTTGAACGCCAACGATATTTCATTGGAATTGTATTTCAAGACATTGCAACCGCTTGAATTCACCGATTTGTCGGGCAAGGCCGTTGATGCCGAAACCAAGGAAAAGGAATATGGCTTTGGCAAAGTTGAATTGGAATCATACACCGATTACCCCGATGGCGCAAAGAACAACGCCAAACGAGCTTTGGAATGGGCCGAAAAAAACGGGTGGGGGGACTGCGGGACCCCCGTGGGAAAGACAAGGGCGAACCAACTGGCCAATGGTAAGCCGATTTCGCGTGACACGATAGCACGCATGGCCGCATTCCGCCGACATGAGGGCAACAAGGACACGCCGTATTCCGAGGGATGCGGTGGTTTGATGTGGGACGCATGGGGCGGTGATGCTGGAATCCGATGGGCGGAAAGCAAGTTGAAGGAAATCGATTTGTCAGAACGCCCCGAATTCACAAAGGAGGATGAAAACGCATGGTTGGAACACCTATCCAACAAGGGCGAAACCATCGACACCAATTTGTGGGATTTGGTGGAGGAAACCCCCGTCACGGATGACGGCGAATATGCCTTTTTCAAACGATTTGCCGATCCCGAAGGTCGAAGCAAGGATGACAAGGGCGTGTATTTGATACGCTATCGATATGCACCGATGCAAACGGCGGGCAATTCCCGTGTGTTTTGCAAGAACATGGTGGCCAACGCCAAAATGGGCGTGGTGTATCGCCGTGAGGATATTGACCAAATGGGTGATGAGGGCATCAATGGCCAGTTCGCACCCAAGGGCAAGACCACATATTCGATTTGGAAATACAAGGGCGGTGTAAATTGCCACCACCAATGGTATCGTTTGACCTACAAACGCAAACAAATCAAAGGGAAATTCATCCCATTGACACCCGAAGAAAAGGCCGAGAACATTCGCATGATTGAGGAAACATATAAACGGGTATCAAACCAATCCGCCAACACGGCGGGTGTACCATTCAGCCCCCCCGATTGGGGTGTGGCATCCACAAAAACCATTGACCTCCCAAACCAAGGTCGAATTGTAAGAAAATAAGCCATGTACGCAAACGATGATGCATTACTAATTACCCGCGATGAGTTGTTCAAATACACTCAATTGTCGGGGAATTTTGACATTGACAAAATTACCCCTTTTGTAAAGGTGGCGCAGGACATCCAGGTTCAAGAATTGTTAGGTACCAAGTTGTACCGCCGCATTTTGACGGATGTAAAGAACGGCACCTTGTCGGGTAACTATTTGACATTGGTTTCGGAATACATCCAACCGATGTTGATTCACTATTCCATGTGTGACCTTTTGTTGTTCCATGGCTACGAGGTAAGCAATGCGGGCATCGTTCGCAACACCCCCGAATCAACGACCTTGCCATCGAAGGAGGAAATTGATGCATTGGTGGCACGCCAACGGAATATCGCCGAAACTTATCGCCGCAGGGTGGTGGATTATTTGTCGTACTATCCGCAATATTTCCCCGAATACACGGCAAGCCAAGAGGCGGGCGAATACCCCAATTCCAACCCATCCAATTTTGTCACTTGGAACCTATAAAAAAACCCTACAAACCGAAGCCCGAAAAGGTGGCCAAGTTGACCGCGTACATGGACAAGTTGCCAAAGGTTCGGTGTGAGCTTTTCAAACGCACGGCCAAGGCCATTGCGATTGTCTTGTTGTTGACATCGTGTTCGGCCGAGTGGCACATCAATCGTGCCATCAAAAAAGACCCCACGATTTTACACCCCACCGTGTTCACCATCGATACCATCGTTGTAACGCAACCACACACGATTTACGACACTTTCATTTCAACGGAGTACGATACCATGGTCGTGGAAGATTCGTTCGTTTATACGCAAATTATACGCGAAAAAGACATCATCAAGGTGTACACGAAATGCAAGGGTGACACGATTAGGATCACCAAAAGCGTAAATGTGCCGCAAGTGGTATATGTGGAACGATTGAAAAAATGGCAATTGGCAACATTTTGGGCGTTTATCGTTTTACTATTGTTGACACTTGTCAAAAAAATCACGCGATGAAACATTGGGAAACACCATCAAGGTCATCACCACAAGGAGGTGGAACGCGG